CTGTAATGGATGAAAACGATATTGTTAAAACACTTAAAGAATGTTTGGACGATGTTCCAAGACCCTACAGGTCATTTATCATCAATTACTACGGCTTGTTCGGACAAGAAAAGATGACCTATAAGGAAATATCGGATAAATACGGAATTGCATTAAGCACCGTAAAAACCAAAATAAATACATACGTAAGATGGTTGAGTAGACGAAAAAAAAGACCAGAAAACGTTTTTAATTGATACTTATCAAGTATGGGAGATACAACAAAACAAATATTAAGAGAAGGTCTTATCCTAGAAGTTAGGGTAAAACAAGATATTACTATACCTGATGATATCCTAAAAATTAAAGATGTCTTCAAAAAGAATGGGTATAAACTATACGTAGTAGGTGGTGCTGTTAGAGATGCCTTATTGGGCAAAACACCAAAAGACTTTGACCTAGCAACTGATGCTGTTCCAGATGACGTAGAACGCATTCTTAACAAAGCAAAATACCGAACCCTTCCAACTGGTAAACAGTTTGGTGTTATTAACGTATTCACCGATAAAGATGAGTACGAAATTGCAACGTTTAGAGAAGATGTTGGTACCGATGGAAGACGCCCAGATTCAGTGTCATTTACAAATATTGAAGGTGACGTTAAAAGACGTGACTTAACAATCAATGCTTTGTTTTATGATATTGATACACGAGAAGTTGTTGACCTTGTTGGCGGTATTCAAGACCTTAAAAATGGTGTTGTAAGAACCGTAGGTGACCCATCTGATAGATTTAATGAAGACCGTCTGCGTATCTTGAGAGCAATACGTTTTGCTGGCCGTTTCGGAAGTGAATTGGACCCAGCAACCGATGCAGCATTAAAGAAAGACGCAAGCTTGGATAAGATTTCTGGTGAGCGTATTAGAGATGAGTTTATCAAAGGGCTTCAATCAGCTAAATCACAACGTCAATATCTTCAAATGATTCAGAAGTATGGGTTGTTTGATTGGGTGTTTAGAGGGCTTAAGGTAGATGAAAGCGTTATAAGTCATTTACGTGCCAACCATGATGATTACATTGTGTTATTGGCTCGTTTGTTAAAGGGTAATAATGTTGATACATTAAAGAAGGTTTTAAATCAGCTTAAATACTCAGTAGATGAAGTTAGAGCGATAACCTTTTTGGTAGCCATGCTTCAACTTAGTGTTGATACCGCCGTTACATTAAAACGTGCTCAAGAACACTCTAAAACAAATCCAGACCAAGTTAGGTCGTTTTGTAAACAAGAAGGTGTTGACGAAAAACTGCTTAATGCTTTTGAAGCCTTTAGGTTGACTATTAGCGGTCAAGAAGTTATGGATACCATGGGAATAAAAGCTGGTCCAGAAGTTGGTCAGACAGTACAACGTTTGGAAACAGATAATTTTAAAAAGCTTTTAGGTATCTCTTGATTTCTTTTGTGAAGTCCACTATATTTATGCCATATAGATGATTTATGGCAAAATATATTGTAATTTACAATGACACGTATAACGATGTCGAAATGCATGGCTTCACATTAATGACAGATAAAGAAGCTGATTTTTATGAGAACTTACTAGAGAGCATCACTTGGGAAATTTTGTACCCACTTACCAGCAATGGTGAGTTAAATTATCCTAGCGGTAACGATTTACTCTCTTGTATCGAGTTTAAAGAAATCTCTTCTGAGGAATATAAGGCAATGAAAAAAACTTTTCCAAATGGTTTTGGAACCTTTATAAACGAAGAGTTTTTATCCGAACTTATTGATGAGGAAGATGACTATGAAGAGGATAACGACACTGATGATGAAGGTTACTATGATGATTATGGTACCGACTCTGATGATGACTACTAGAAATGTATAAACTTTTAACTTTTGTAATAGCGGCGGTTATTAATCTTAGTTTGTTTGGACAAGTTAAGATTGATAGCGCCGCATTTACTATTTATCATGGTGATATGACTCTATATATGGATAAGGATACTTGTTCATTGATGTCTATGCATAAGGTAACATACAAAGAAGTTAAAAAATTATCGGGCAAAAGAAGTGATAAGTGGCATAAAGAAAAACCCATAGGTCCGTATAAAAACAAAGAGCCGTATCAACATTCTGGATATGACTTAGGCCACCTCACCCCATCAAATATAACTTCATATGATGATAGTTTAAACTATCATTCGTTTAGTTTTTTTAATCAAGCACCACAGTTGGCTGGGTTTAATAGAGGTGCGTGGGCCAAACTAGAAAATGATGTTGAAGAACTAATCCTCACCAAGAAGAAAGGAGCTACAATAATCACTGGTGTAATTTATGATAACAAACATAAAGAATATCTGGACAGTTCTAGAGTCAAAATACCAGTGATGTTCTTTAAGGTAGTTGTTTTTGGCAAGGATGATGTTTATGCTTGGATAGGTTCAAATGTGAATGGTGGTGTAACGGTTAGTAGTGTTAGCATGATACGTCACATAGCAAAAATGAATGGAAATACAGTAAGGATAATTATCGAAAAATAAATTTGCATAATCCAAAATTTATTTGTACCTTTGTGGTATGAGTATAGAAACACATCTTAAAGATTTATACAAATACTTTCAAACTCCTGACAAAGAAGCTTTAAAAAAGTCTTTGCGTGACGTTCACCATGAAGGTATTTTTAGTTTGGTTTTCAGTGGTACTGAAAACGGAAAACTTAAACGTGTATTCATTTCTGATGTGAAGTTAAAACCATTTGAGGTTCAACTTCACAGCCACAGATATCCACTTAGGATTACGGTTTTGAAGGGTGATGTAAAACACTACATAGCTGAAAGAACCAAATCAAAAACTGGTGTCACGATGTCAACCTTCATATACAAGAGTCCACTAAATGGTGGCTCTGGGTTGAGCTATTTTGAAGACGATAAATTCAACATCATCGAACACCAATTACCTGTAGGTTCGGTAATTGAACTTTCAAATTTGGATATTCACACAATGTCGTGTTCGAAAGGGTCAATTTGGGTTGTTGAAGAGATGGGTTTTAAAGATGATTCAAGTATTGTGGTAGGTGTACCTTTCATTACTGAAGACCTTTACAAGGAACCGCTGCAATATCAAACCAATGATAATTTCCAGTTGGTGAAAAAGACACTAAAGAAACTAATTAACCATTACGATAACGTATAATATGAAAATCAATCACTATAACGAAATGCAGGTTGGTGGAAGTTATAAGATAACTTGGCCAAACTACGATGACTACGAAGAAGGATTAACACCAGATACTTCTAAAGTCACAATACTAGCAAGGTATCCAAATTCTTTCTTGATTGTGGATTTACAACACAATGTTGAGATGGAAATAAAATTTAATGTCTTGGTAGACTGCGAGTTAGAACAAATTTGAAAAAAAGTTTGAAAAAAACTTGACTTGAAAGGAAATTTGTAGTACCTTTGCATTAAGAAACAAAAAAAAAGAAAAACTTTTCTCAGTAACGAGATATTTATAAACAAGAATCACAATGATGAACATTAATATACATATGAATTCGATTAGCTGGAGACGCAATAGTACGTCACTAGAGTCGGCTATGTCTGTTAATTTCTTCGATGATTTTTGAGAATAAAACCTCTTCGAACAAGAAATAACGATTAACCCGACTAACAAGTCGGGTTTTTTCATTTTAGACCTATGGAAGAACAAAGATTAAAAAAACTTGGAATCATCAAAGCCAAACAATTAAAAAAGAATTTTGATGAGCTTTATGAGGTCTACAAAAAGAAAGCTGTTGAAGCTGGATGTGATGGTGAACTTAAGTTCATCACAGAACACGGAAGAGTGTTTGTTTACGTAGTTCTTTGACATATTGACTATACGTGAGACAGGCTTGGTGTCGGTGGGCTCTCCAAAAGCTTCACGAGCTGCTTCGATTGCAGCCTCACGTGCGAATAAGTAATGCTTTACCTTTTCGCTATTTTCTTCATATTTATAATAAAAAACATTATGAAAAAAAAGAAAATAATTGAATTAAGTAAAGGAGAAATGGAAAAATTAATTATTGAAAGTAAATCCATCAATGAAATTTTAAAACAATTAGATGTAAATTCAAATGGGTCTGGCGCTTATAAAACATTTAGAAATCATTGTAATAGGTTAGGTATAGAACCACCCATATACGAAAATAATGGCAATAGTGTTATAGGACCTAAAATTGATTTAAAATTTATATTGATTGAAAATTCAACTTATCAAAATATTAGTCGTTTGAAAAAACGATTAATAAGTGAGAAAATACTAGATTATAAATGTGCTGAATGTGAAAATATTGGTGAGTGGAACGGTAAAAATTTAGTATTACAATTAGACCATATTAATGGTATTCATAGTGATAATAGGATTCAAAATCTAAGGTTCTTATGTCCGAATTGTCACAGTCAAACATTAACTTATAGTGGAAGAAATAACAAAAAATAATACACACTCGCCCATGGGCGTGGCTAGCTGGCTCCAACCCAGTCCTGAGAAGGGTCTTACGATTAGTTGAGGATTCGAATTCCTACGAGTGTGCTAAAACGTTGGCAGAGTGGCTTAATGCGACCCTTGTGCAAAGGGTGGCCCGTGGTGGGCCCACAGGTTCGAATCCTGTACGTTTTTTATAGAGAGGTAAGCCGAAAGCATACTGGGTAGCGGCAGCGGTCTTGAAAACCGAGGGCCCTAGCGATAGGGTGTATGGGTTCGAATCCCATTCTCTCTGCAAATGCGGTGATTAACCACCACAATCACCGCAAAATTTGCGGTGATTAAATAGAGGGTAAAGGAGAGACAGGTGGTCTCCGTTCGTTTGGAAAACGAAAACCCGTGTAATGACGGGCAGATTTCGAATATCTTATCCTCTTCCAGAATTTTTATATGGTGTACAGAATCCGTTGTGGACTTCGGAACCTGACTGTGAATCAGGGCTGGCATTACGCTTGAGCGGGTTCGACTCCCGTTGTATACCCTCTAGAACCTCAAACCACTATTGAGTTAACGCTCAAACCCCTTATTGAAGGGTGCTTGGTAAATATCAAATAACCAAGAGTGGTCTGGATAAAGGTTTGTTATTCGAGAGGCAACTTGTGATGTCTTGCAAGACACAAGTAGATAAGTGTGAAACATAACTTGGATAAAGTGGTTCGAATCCATCCTCTTGAGCTAAAATTTTTAAATATGGAAAATAGATTTTACATGTATTAGAGCCTACTAAACAATAGGCTTGTAATACAATGAGTAAACAAGAAGAATTTAAAACAACAACCAATCGCCACGTGTATAATTGCTTATACAAAGACGAATTGGAAGCCAAGCATGGCTTGTGTCCAATATGCCCACCACACGGTGGTTGCAACTATTGGAATGGTATGAACAAACCAACTCGTAGTTGGAAATCATATCGAAAAACTCAATGGAAAGAATAACTTTCCATTACATTGGGATGTATCCCCTCTCGCTGATAACGAGTCGGAAGGGTAATTGGTCGCATGAGGGTTCAATTCCCTTCTTCCCAACAAAATGACCGTAGTCGGGAAGACGCGGATGGCTAAGCCATCTTTTACTAGTAGCTTAGGGTTCGAGTCCCTTTTATGGTCCTTATATTGTGACGGGGTTGGATGGTTTAGGCACCACTCTGATAAGGTGGGCACTACGGTGCGAAGTGGGTTCGATTCCCACCGTCACAACTTTAATTCTTGAGGTAATAGTCAACTGGTGAGACTGGGAAGCTTATATCTTCGCACGTGTGGGTTCGAGTCCCACCCTCAAGACAAAAATGGGTCTGTAGTACTAACTGGATAAAACCTTCGCCTGTTAAGCGAAACGATGTAGGTTCGAATCCTACTGGGCCCGCAATTTTTATAAGGACGGTTTGCCTTAGTCTGGTCGAAAGGTCTTGGCTGTTAACCAAGTGAGCTTTTGCTCCACCACAGGTTCGAATCCTGTACCGTCCTCAATTTTAAATTCACAGGTAGCCTAGAGGCCAGGCAGCAGACTGTTAATCTGCGGAAGTAATTCCTACGTGGGTTCGATTCCCACCCTGTGAGCAAATTATGGCGACATGGCAGAGAGGCCGATTGCAAGAGACTCATATTCTCTTTCCTTACCAAAGGACACGGGGGTTCGAATCCCTCTGTCGCTACAAATTATGCCTACGTATTAGCCTCGTCTTCGAAACGAGAGACGTATAACGGAATGAGATAATTTCAAATGTTGGTTCGAATCCAACCGTGGGTACTACATGGTCTCATAGCTTAACTGGATAAAGCTCTTGACTACGAATCAAGGGAGTGGGGGTTCGAATCCCTCTGAGACCACTAAATGGGTTTATAGTTTAATTGGATAGAATAAGGGTTTCCTAAACTTTTGGCCCCAGTTCGAATCTGGGTAAACCTACAATTAATATGCCGACATAGCCGAGGTCGCCTTCTAAGCGACTATCCGTAATTGGAGCTGATGCAGCAATGCTAATGGGGGTTCGAATCCCTCTGTCGGTACTAAAACTTTTGTGATGATAATATCATTAACTTATACTTGGTTTTTCGTTGACCTACTCATATGTGGGTCAAAATTGAACAAATAAACGTAAACGAAAAACAGCTCAAGAAATTAGACAAATCTAAAATAGATAAACACCGTAAATTCATTGAAGAAGGTGGTGATTTATTTCCAATAGATGTTGTTCAAATTAATGAGAACGAGTATTGCATTTGTGGCAATGGGCGTCATCGCTATTTTGGGGCGATTGAAGCTGGTATTGTCATGATTGAAGTAAACGTATTAAATTAAGAAAATAAGAGTTTGTTTTGGGTGTAATTTCTCTTGCGCAATAAAAAGTACAGCACTCCTTACCAATATAGCTTTTGGTGACACTTGGAAGAGACAAGGATTTAGAGGGTGTATTAGACAGGGTTCTAAGTTAGTTTGCTAAACTAATCATGCGGTGATGAGCCGCATCTGGGTCGGTACCAGCTCCCTCTGCCAGTCATTTTATGGTCAATATGTCTTTTTATGTGATATTTATGTTTAAAGTATCACATAATGTCAAAAACATTAATTAAACATATTTTAAGAGAAAATCTTAACCAAGCTGATAAAATCTATTTTAAAAATGGTAAATTATCTGATAAAGCTAGGCAAATTATCCTTATGATAACCAATGGCGACCCGTATACCAAATTGGTTGCTGATATGTATTATGCTGAACTTATGCAAGGACATGAAGTTGGTCAATGGGCTTTAAAAGCGATAGATGATAAACACATAGAAACCGATACACCAGAAACAGATATTTTGAATAACAAAACGTTAAATGATTTGCAACAACTTCATCAAGATTTGGTTTCTTATAATAAAAATGTTTTTCCAATTGAAGGGTTTGATATCAACGGTGTTGAAAATATCCATTATTTTATGTCTGCATTAAAACAACGTAGGTTGATATTGAAAATGTTTAAAGAACTCCCTTCAATTGCAATTAGAAATATGAAAGTAGATATAAGACAAGTGAGGTCTTACCCCGAACTACAACAATATCGTTCCGACATGGAATATTTTATGGCTTTTTATAGTCAACTATCAAATAGAGATGAAGCAGCCAAAGCTAAAATAGAGGCTAAAATGTTTAAAAATGGTATAACATTAAAACAATTACTTGATTTTGCTGAAGAAAAAGAAAATTTAATTGGCGGTACTAAATTTACCAAAAACAAAATCAAAGAAATCGTAAAAGAAGATGGTTATGAATTAGAAATCGTTTACGACAAAGATAACATAATGATTGTTGAAGTAAGCGGTCCGAATGGTATAAAAAAAATTGGTTGTAATTCATTGTGGTGTTTTACTTATGGCAGTGGTTTTGATGCCGCATGGAGAAACTGGAATAATTATTCAACAAATGATTTGGTTTATGTTATAATTGATTTTAAAGAGTCACCTGATTCAAAAGATTTCATGCACGTTTTGATTAAACCGTTACAGGATGAATATGACGATGATGAGATGGCAAACCCATCAACGTTATTCGATATGTCTAACGAGGTGCAATACGATACGAATAAGGTGATTAGTCATCTAATGGATTTTGACACAGCTAAAAAAATCATGAATTTTGGTGAAGAACCTGAAGAAGATGATTATGTAGAAAAACCAAAAAAACAACAACCTTATAAAGACCCAAATCAATTAAGTTTATTTGAAATAAAGAAAAAATTGAGGGAATCATTAGTGGTGGAAGCTAAATCAGTTGGACCAATTACTGCTTATCATGGTAGCCCAAAAAGAATATTAAAATTTGTTGATGAGTTTGTTGGTGGCGAAAAAGCTGCGGACCAAGAGGGACCAGGAATTTATTTCACTTCATCATACGAGAATGCTGGTATGTATGGTGAGTACGTCCACACAGTCACACTTACACCTAGAAAGTTATTAACCGTGACTCCTTCATCAAATAGAATGGCTAGTCTTATTGAGAAAATGGTGATGATGGCTTCAGATTGGGAGATGCACGCTCAAGACTACGATGAGAACCCTAGAATTGGTCTTCGTAATTTTGTTAAATCAACAATTGAATACAACGATACAGAAAAAGATATAGCGCAACAAATATGGATTGATTTCTATCGTTATAATCCAGTTGATTTTGTTAGAAACATGGTTAAGATGGGTATTGACGGTCTTATGATACCTAAAGATAACGGCGTGGTTCACTACATCATTTACAACCCAGCTATAATAAAAATTCAAGAATAACTTGTTTGTTTACAAATAATTTAGTATATTTGTCAAAACAAACATATGAAATTATTGGTTATTGACATTGAAACAACTGGGTTGGATATTGCATCTGATGCCATTGTTGAAATCGGTGCGGCTCTTGTGGATACCGACACCAAAGAAATTGAGGTGGTATTTGATAAAGTTCTCAAAGATAAATATTGGAACCCAGATGCTCATAAAAATGCTTGGATTTTTGAGACATCAAACCTAACAGTAGATGATGTGGAAAAAGCTGAGCCATTTAGCCAACACTTTGATTACCTACAAGAACTCATAACAAAATACGATACCGTAGCTTTCAACCTTAAATTTGATGAAAGGTTTCTAACTAGAAGCGGCATAGTGTTCAATAAGAGCAAATGTCTTATGGAAGCCGTTAAAAACTACGTTACTTTTAAAAACGAGAACGGTAGAAGTGTTAAACCTAGTGTTGAAGAAATCTACAACCATTTCTTGGTTGAAGAAAATGATGAACCCTATGTTGAAAAACATAGAGCAGCCAGCGATGCTGTTGATGAAGCCAAAATCATGTTACACATGATAAAACTTAAAGCTGATAAGGGTTATGTTAAGAAAATAGCTCGAAAAAGCGAAAAGGCTAAAGAGAAACCAAAACCAAAGTTTAAGAATCAGAAATCATACGAAATCGTGGACGTAGACAGTGAATTCCCTTTCGGTAAACACAAAGGAACGATTTTTTCTGAGGTTGCTAAAAAAGATAAGCGTTATTTAAAGTGGTGTTTGGAAAACGTACCAACACTAAAGCTAACTGAAGGTGCCAGAAAATTAGTTGATTAAAAATTTGGTTTATCGGTAAAAATGTTGTACCTTTGCATATGAAAGATAAAATAAAAGAAATTTTGAGAGAATCAATGGTAAATAGCTTAGGTGTTAAAATCACAAGACCAACTCAAGAGTTGATTGTTATGCGTGGCATTCCAGGTGCTGGAAAATCAACCAAAGCAAAAACTTTGGTTCGTGAAGGTGTCATACACTCAACTGATACAGTTATTGAGCGTACTGGTGATTACAAAGCTTTCTTCGATAAGATGAAGGAAACGAATGACTTTGCCGCATTGAGCAGGGTTCACTCTATCAACTTTACTGAAGCTGTGACTTCTATGAAGTCTGGTAAAACACCAGTGGTTATCGACAACACAAACATCAAGATGAACGAAGCCAAGAGCTTTGTTGTTGCAGCGTTACAAATGGGTTACGCTGATGAAAACATCAAGTTTGTTGACGTTGGTGACGGTGGTTTGACAGCCGAGCAATTGTCTGAAAGAAACACTCACGGTGTTCCATTGGAAAAGATTGAGCAAATGATGGCATCACATAAGGGTCAAGGTGAAATGACATTGCAAAAGGTTTTGGAAGCAAAAGACATGTACAAGCAGTCTGACGTTTTATACTCAGCTGTAGTATTGGATGCTGGTTCCAAACAAGCTCTTTTGGATAGGGTTTCAGACCGTATCCCTAAAGGGTGGACAGTTATTGCACACCACATGACTATTGTTTTTGGTAAGCCAGTTCCTAACAAGGAAGACTTGGGTAAAAAGGTCGATTTGACCGTTACCAAACTTGGTTTATCAGATATGGCGATGGCTGTACAAGTTGATGGTTATCCATCAAAGAATGCGATACCACACATAACAATAGCAATAAACCCAGATGGTGGTAAACCAGTGATGTCCAACGATATCACCAAATGGCAAGATGTGAAAACATTTGTTGTTTCTGGTATTGTAACTGAAATCAAGAAAGATGGAAAGTAATTACGACCTGAATGTTATTGTTAATGTAAAAGGTGACGGTGAGAAAGCTGATGTAACAATTGGTTTTCCACGTCATCAACCTGCTTTAACAGTAGAACAAACAGCAATCATTTTAGCGTCTGGCATTGCTTTACTTATAAAAGGTTGTGCTAGTACTGACGGCATGACAGACGTTGAATTAATGGAGTCTGTCATTAGCTATTTAAACGAACAATTTATAGACACCAAATCTTTTAGTGATGCAAAGGTTTTTAAAGATGGTTTTAAAGGTTCTGGTGTAGAAAAATAAAAATAGTTTTATGAAACATACTCAAGAAGAAATTCTTAAAGCGTTAAACATAACAGAAGAAGTTTTGGCTATCTACCCATACGGAAGTAGAATATATGGAACCGCTTCTGAAACATCTGACCATGACTATATCGTGGTCACAAAGGGTGCTTTCTTAAAGTCTGGCGCTTTCAAACAAAATGCTATTTCATCTTCTGATAGAAAGATTCAAGGTGTGTTATACTCAAGAAGCGGATTTACCGATGCTATAAACAACTATGAAATTGGTGCGTTGGAATGTTTGTTTTTGAACCCATCTGATGTGGTATTGAATAAATGGCCATTTAAGGTCCAAAAATGGAGCGAAAAAGAAATGGTGAGTAAGATTATCCAAAAGGCATCAGCAAGCTGGCATATCGCCTCTGAACAATCTAGGGGTGGTTGGAAGGACCGTGCTAAAAAAGGTGTGTTCCACGCTTTGAGGATATTAATGTTTGGTATTCAGTTAAAAGAGCACCAAAAGATTGTTAATTATTCTGAAGCTAATGATTTGTGGAAGGAGATTGACAGACTACCAGAAGATATGTTCGATGACAGAATGTATTTGGAGTTACGTGATGAATTAATGACAAAATTAAAAGGATAAAAATGGAAATTTCTGCGCAAGTTGTATTGATAAATGACAAAGGTATGGTTTTAGGTGTTTCTAGGAAAACTGACCATAGTGATTTTGGTTTAGCTGGTGGTAAAATGGAAGCGGTGGACCAAGGTAAACCAGAATTCACTGCAATACGTGAAGTTTATGAAGAAACTGGTCTCCATATTTCTAATTTAAGGCTAGTCTTTGCTATGCATAAAAATGGTAACATGGGATACACCTATTTGGCTGACTATAAGGGTGAAATTAATCATAACGAACCACATATTGTTAAATGGGTCCCATTCCAAAGCCTATTGATGGGTAGTTTTGGTAAATATAACCAACTCGTATTGGAGTCTTTGAAAGATATGGGTATTAAAGTAGTTGAAAACCCAGATTTAGCTGAAGTAAAATTCAAAGTAGGTGAAATTGTTGAAAGATATGGTTACAACTTTATTGACATCGTTTCATGTCGCAATTGGTTTGGGATGCCATGTAATGAAGTTAGGTTTGAACATGCTGATGGCCAACCTATTGATGAGGATTTCTATAACTTCAGCATGGTTAGTGAAATATCTAAGTTAGGTGATGCGAATGGAATCATTTTAACAGTACCATCAGAATATCTTCCAAAATAATTTGGAAATTTAAAAGTTTTGTAGTACCTTTGCGTATGAGTAATCAAAGTAACCAAAATAGGCGGTATGAATTAGCTGAAAAATTTGCTAAACTATCCGATGCGTTGTTGTTAGAAGCGACTGAAAAAAGAGATGCTGAATTAAAACTTATCAGTGGTTTTATTTCGATTATGGGTAGTGTTATAATGGACTCTAACGACATAAAAGTTTTTAGTTCATTGATTACCATGTATTCATCTAATAAACTATTAAGCGGAATTCAAGCTAGTAGTGTTAATTTGGATAAGTATAAACAAACGCTTATCGCTGATGAAATAGATGAACAGTTTAATGAACTGCGAAAAAAGTTGGATGAGGAAGAAAAGAAGAAAAAGAAAGATGAAAATGATGAAGAAAATTCTGACGATTCCGCACCTAAAGAATAATTATCTCATAGCTAGTCTATGAGACATGGTTCCATCGTTCAATGGATAGGACAACTGCCTTCTAAGCAGTTTATGTGGGTTCGAATCCCGCTGGGACTACAAATTTTTGTTTAACTTAACACACAAAAACGCTATGTTAGCGATTCAAAAGTATTTGAAAGAAAATGGGTTAGAAAAAGCCATAGCTACTTTCCAACTTAAGTCACGAGAATACGAAAACAAAATCTTATTGAAGTATGACCAATTGTGTGGTCCATCAGTGATGGCTAACCAAGAGGTTCAAGACTGCCGTGGTATTATCCTTGAAAAGGGGTCATGGAAAGTTATGTCTTTGGCATTTCAAAAATTCTTTAACTCAGATGAATCCAACGCCCATAAGGTTGATTGGGAAACAGCTCGTGTTTTAGAAAAATTGGACGGAACACTTATCCAAGTTTACTACGACTGGAACGAAAAAAGATGGTATGCTGGAACAACAGGTACTGCTGAAGGTGAAGGTGAAGTGAACAACAAGATGGGTACAACTTTTAATGAGTTGTTCTGGAAAACCGTGTTTGAAAAGTACGAAATGGATGAATCTCGCTTAAAGGTTGGGTTTACTTACGTATTTGAATTGACAACACCATATAACATCGTTGTTAAACCACACGGTGAATCATCTGCAACATTATTGTCTGTTAGAAACCTTGAAACTTTGAAAGAAGTTTCATTTGACGAAGCAACAGCTATTGCAGCTACTTTGGGTGTACCAATGGTTAAAGAATTTGACTTGTCTGTTCGTAACGTTGGCACATTGTTGAACACATTCAAAAACATGGTTTGGACCGAAGAAGGTTATGTTGTTGTTGACGCTAATTTTAACCGTATCAAGATAAAGAACCCAGCATATGTTGCGGTTCACCACTTGAAAGGTAAAACAGCTGAGCACAATATCATCTCTATCGTAAAGACCAACGAAATTGAAGAATTTGCCTCTACTTTCCCAGAAAGAAAAGATGAGTTATTCAAATTGAAGGAAAACTACGATAAGTTGGTTAACCACTTAAATGAAGCGTGGGTAGAATTGAAGGAACGTAAACCAAAGAACATCACACCAGCTGAAAAGAAGAAGTATGCACAAGCGGTATTTGAAGTTTGCGCAAAGCGTAATATCAAAAACTTCACTGGGTTATATTTCGGATTGAACGATGGTAAGGTGACTTCCGTTGAAGACTTCATCTTTAACTACGATGATAAGACTCTATACAAAATGCTTTAAGCCTCTGGCTTAGGGCTTTTTGTGTTTGTAAAAAAAAAATGAAAATAAATTTGGTAGTATAAGAAAAGTTTGTCGTACCTTTGCTATATGAAACAAGATTATCCAAAAATGAAAATTGCGCTCCGTGCGTTTCTCCAAGGTAGAGGTTACTTTACTGCACTGAGAGCGATGGAGTTTGCAGAACAACTTCATAATGGTGTTCGTAAAGATGGTCAGCCAGAGTTCTCTCACCAAGTGAGCCAAGCTCTTTACGCAGTGACGCTTATCGACCTGTTGAGTCATCCAGAAGAAACCATTGCGGTAATCTTCCTTCACGACACAATCGAAGACAAAGACGTAACACATGCTGAACTTGTTAAGTTGTTTGGCGTAACAATTGCTGACGCCACACTTAAAATGTCTAAAGTAGTTAATGGGTTCCGCATACCTGACGAACTTTATTACAATACATTAACAACCTGTCCAATTGCATCAATTGCAAAGGGTTTTGACAGAGTTCACAACTTGATGACAATGTTGGGTGGTTTTTCCGTAGCAAAAAGAGTTTCTTATATCCAAGAAACAATGGATAAAGTTGTTCCTATGCTTAAAGCTGCTCGTAGAAGCTTTCCTGAACAATATTCAGTCTATGAGAACATCAAGTTCGTAATGACAAACCAAGTTCAACTCTACATCGCATTGAATGAACAAGCAATGCAAACAAACTAAAAAATAAATAAAAAAATGAAAGGTAAAATTACATACTTTTTGGTGGTTGCAGTGATGCTAACGCTAATAGGTTTAGCGTTTGTTTATGACAGTATTTTATCTGGGGTTTTACTAACCATAATATTTGGTGGTATACTTTGGATAAAAAGATTATTTCGTGGATTTAGAATCTTTTAATTATGAGCGAAGAATGGAAAAATAGTCGAATGGAAGCCGATATTCGACAACACGAAGCTGAGATGCTTCAAGCGGCTGCTGAACGTTTGAAAAAGCAAACCATCACTGGTGAGTGGAAAATAAACATTACAGCAAAAGGTGCTAAAGCTAGTGAAATAATCAATGAATTTGTTACGGCATTGATGAAACTTGAAAAAGAATTCACTGGTGATGATGTAACAACTGAAGTTGACCCGATTACAAAACAAACAAAGAATGACGATTAAAAACATATTTGATGAAATTGCCGCAGAGAGCGGTGATAAAGCAAAGGTGGCGATACTTTCAAAGTATCAAGACAATGAACTCTTGAAGCGAGTTCTATACATGGCAAACTCTAAACGAGTTAAATTCTATCTGAAGCAAATACCAGAATACACCTGTGACGGCAATTCAACCTATACGTTGAATGAATCGTTGGATATGCTTCAAAAGATTGCAGACCGTGAATACACTGGACATGATGCAATCAATTTCTTAAAAGAAATTCTATGCACATCAACCAAAGATGACGCTTACATTATTGAGCGTATCATTGAAAAGGATTGTAAGATTGGTATGGGCACAACCTTCATGAACAAGGTATTCAAAGACCTTATTGAAGATACACCATACATGGGCGCTATTTCATTTGACGAAAAGAAAGCACGTGCGATTTTTGCCAAAGGTAAAAAAGGTTTTTCACAAATCAAAATGGATGGTCGTTATTGTAACGCTATCATCCGAGGCGGTGAGGTTGAACTTGAAAGTCGTAGCGGTGAAACAACACATGTTGCTGGTGCTGCTTTCTTGTCTGAATTGGCGCTTATGGATGATGTGGTCCTAAATGGTGAGTTAACCATGGATGGTGTACCACGTTATGAATCTAACGGTATGATTGCGTCTATTATTGACATCTGTGGTAAACGAGAATCAAGAACTGAAAAAGAAAACGAAAAGAAACTTGCCGCTTTTGAAGAAAAGCACGGCTCATTTGAAAAGGCTCTCGCTTCAATAAGATACACGGTGTGGGACTGCATTACGGTTGATGAGTACTTTGCTAAAAAGAGTAAGACATCTTACAGACAACGTTTGAATAACCTGAGGGGTATTTTATTTGGCAATGAATCAGCAACCAATATGGTTTCTATGATTGAGTCACGAGAGGTTAGTTCTTACTCTGAAGCTATGGAACACTTTCAAGAAATCATCGCAACCGAAGTTGATGGTGTGCCACTTGAAGGGACTATTCTTAAGTCCGAAGATGGTGAATGGAAGGATGGTAAACCAACATGGCAAATCAAGATGAAACTTGAAATGGATGTTGATTTGGTTATCGTTGGGTTTAATTACGGTACCAAAGGTACCAAGAATGAGAACGTTATCTCAAGTCTTAACTGCGAATCTTCTGACGGTCTTTTGAAAACTCGTCCACAAGGTATCAAAGAAGAGATGATGGTATATATCACGGAAAACCAAGATAACTTGATGGGTAAGGTTGTTCAAGTTAAATGCAACGGTGTCTCACATGACAAAGATGGTAACTACTCATTGATGTATCCAGCCTTTGTCGAAGTGCGTGACGATAAACACACTTGTAACACGCTAGAAGAAATTAAACAAATTGAAAACATGGCTAAATCATTAGCTTCCGTTTAATAACAAAAACAAAAACAAAAACAAAGATGAAAAAATTATTCACAATTCTCGCGATTTTCGCAACACTTTTTGCAACAGCACAATGTCACACTGACTCAACAGCGGCTTGTTGTGATAAAACACAATTCTCACCGTATGTATCAT